ACTACATTAAACTCTTCCTCAGCGGAAATATGAAAATGATTTATGGTGTCTTGACATTCTTCGACTACGTCACCGTCACTTATGACATGATGTTCATATTCGTTATTTCTTTTGCCTTGACGGTTCTGTTCGCCATTGGGCTGCTGAGGTTTAACATTGGTTGACAATGCTACAATAATCTCTTCTTCAACACAACATGAAAGGAAATATCATGGAACCTGAAATGATGAATGTGTTCACCCAGGCAGAATTCATCTCGCTGCCTGTGGTCGATGGCGCTCGCCTATGTCCTACAGGAGACTATACTCGTGTGAATGACTTTGGCGGGTGCTGCACCTTTGATGACTACTGCATCTTCGGCGACGATAAGACGTTTGCTGCAGGGTCAAAGTTTGGCGCAGAGTGCGAGTTTGGCTCACACAATCGCTTCGGCGTGCGAAGCATCTTTGGCCGCGGGACTCGCTTCGGCGAGGACAACCGCTTCGGCGCAGACTGCAGCTTCGGCTTCGGATGTATCTTCGACAAGGTGGCTGTTCCCTGAGTATCCCTGTGCCTTGTAGGGTTGCTTAACAGCTTGTAAGAACCTGCTATAATATACCCAACAGCAACGTAAATAGGATACATATCATGTTTGACTTTGCCATCATCGCTGAACGCGAGATCATCACAAATGTCAAGAATGGCAAGAAGATGACTGAGAAGCAATGCGTTGAGCTTTTCAGCGCTTTTGTTCTCCCTGATATCGGCGAGCGCGAAATCGAAAAGAGGATAGTTAGCGCTAAAGATCCTCTTGAAGCCTATATCGATGCTCTGGCTGAACGAGCTGAAACTATTGTGCTCGATGAACCGATCTACAACCGCAACTATCAGATCATAGGCACTCGTAAAAAATATCCTCTGAAGGAGAGGCTCGACGATGTCATCGAAAAGGTTGGCGCATACATCAATGATGGATGGACTGTCCACCTAGTGTACTAAGCTAAGGAAAGAGATTATGTGCTATTTTTCTTTAGTGTCGTAGAAAGACAATAGCTCTTGGAGCGACGTGAGTCAAGCGGAAGTTGACGCTAGTTGCAAAGCGCTTGATGACGCTAATTGCGCTAATTGCGTTGACTGTGTTGACTGCAGATTCTACAGATGGTGCAATTGCTGCTCATTCTGTACTAGTTGCTACGTTTGCACAAACAGCGTCAAATGTGTAAACTGCGCTTGCAGCGATAATTGTAGCAGGTGCGAAGACTGCACAAGTTGTGCCAAATAAATATCAAGTTATGAACTGATTAGCTATCACATATGCCACTTAGCTTAGTTGGTAGAGTAGCGGATTTTTATTCCGGGTTGTGAGCTGAAACTTAATTAAAAGGTCAAAATATCGATGCATCAAGCAATTAGTCAGAACAAAGGTTGGCTTATCGGAGTTCTTCAAGACTGTCTTGTTCAATTAGTTTTCCCACCTAAAGTTTATGAGACAGAAGAAATGGTGAACACCGAAATTGAAAACTTGGCTCTTAAAAGCAAAGATAAAACCTTCGTGAAGTTGAAGATCGTGAATTTTGTCGCTTGTGACGTTGCTAATTGGATTTGAAAGGAATAGAGTAGTTGACAGACATCGCAGATAGAATTGCTAAACACGATGTCTCGTGACATGATAAATACTATATACTGTAAAGATCACATTCCCCAATAGCTCAGTCGGTAGAGCGACGGACTGTTAATCCGCAGGTCCCTGGTTCGAGCCCAGGTCGGGGAGCCATAACAATTGTGATTTGCAAATAAATTGCAATAGTCATTTACATCAAAAGCTGATTGTGTTATAATTTTAATTCCATCAATAATGGAAACGTTGAAAGGAAACTACACCATGAAAGTGTACACCCAAGAAGAGTTTGATGCTCTCCCTGAAGTAAAAGGTATTAAGCAATGCCCGAAGGGTGATTATTCAGCTGTGCGTGTATTCAGCACAAGATGTAGTTTTGCTGCAGGGAGCCGCTTTGGTTCTGAGTCTAGTTTTAAGTCTGGGTGTATCTTTGGTTCATTGTGTGTCTTTGGCGACAAATGCATTTTTGGTAATTTTTGTGAATTTGGTTCTTGGTGTAGCTTTGGCGCAGAATGTCACTTTGGTGTAAAAAGCCGATTTGGCTCAGAAATTGGCTTTGGTGACAGGTGTGTATTCAGCAAAGAAAGTAGATTTGGTGCAGATTGTCGCTTTGGAGAGAAGTGCATTTTCAACGGCGGTTGTGCCCGTCAAGGTTATCCATTGTTGGCTTTGTCTGGTGCAGGTAGTGTGAACAGAACAGTTTATGCCTTTAACGTCAAAGGTGGGCCAATGATTGAGGCCGGGTGTTTCTATGGCACTCTAGATGAGTTTCGTGAAAAGGTGCGCGGTGACGATGGTGGCAAGCTCAAGAAATTGCAATACTTGACTTTTGCCAATATAGTGGCAGCGACGTGGTGTCCAAAAAAGGTTGAAATCGACACTGTGAATACTTGTCACCGTAAGCAACGGAAATCTAAAAAACTCTGCAAAAAAGCTGTTAAACTGCAGCATACATAGATTCCATGTAGATATTGCTCTTGATCAACAAGTTGCTGTTTTTCGAATGATCACTTAAACATAAAACTTAGCCACCTTAGCTCAACTGGTAGAGCCCGTGTCTTAAGCGTAGGTTGCCCGTTCGAATCGGGCAGGTGGTACCAAGTTTACCAATATGTTTTAACTATGTAACATTACAAATAGCGCAGGAGAACGGTATGCCAGCCATCTTACATTTTGCCATCGTAATCATTGGCGTCTTGTTAGCTTTCATAGCGTCTACAACTACTAGTATGTGGATATCCATCACTGCATTTTCTATTTTCTTAGTAGGTCTCGTGATTTTAACTATTTGGAGTTGGTGACGCGTGTAATTTTGCTTAATGCATGATGATGCTCTAGTATTGTTACACTTTAACTGCACATGGGCAATGGGTTCATTGTATAATATACCTATCGGTTGATTAATGGAGCTTATCATGAACTACAGCGTTGTTCTTACTCACATCAGCAACATTCAGGTTGGTGATATTGTTGAAATCAATGGTGAACTTAAGACAGTTGGGAAAAATGCTCTAGTGTATGATCCTTTTATGGGATTCATGCTTTGGGGTGATAGCTATATGCTTGGTCAAGTACCTGTCCGTAAGGTAGTGTTCAACACCGCTAAATAATTGTGTTGCGTATTTGGAAGCATGGCAGTCACGTTTTCTAAAATATGACACATAAATAAGAAACGATAAGTTATATTTCAGTTCATTTAACTTAAAAACCAAATGTCAAATTTTGTTGAAGTTATCAAAGAGTGCGAAGCAGCTAACGGCGCTGGTACCAAGAAGATTATTCAAGCAGCTCTTGCTAAAGCTGATCCTACAGCACAGCGTTTAATCAAGGAAGCACTTGATCCATATCGTGTTTTTGGCGTTAAGAAGTTTGACATGCCAAAATTCACACTTGCGCAAGATATGACGCAAGTTGATTATGATCAGTTCTTTGATGTACTTGACAAGCTTGCTTCCCGTGAGCTCACCGGCGACGCCGCGCGTGATGCAGCTACTAACGCGGTGGGGTTGTTTCCTATGTCAATGTGGGACTATGTTATTCGTATTTTTGACAAGGATTTGAAAGCAGGTTTTTCTGCTGACACGTTCAACAAGATTCACAAGACAAACAAAATTCCTACGTTTGAGGTGATGCTTGCTGACAAATGCGATTCACCAGAAGAGTTCTTGGAACGTATCACATTTCCATGCCAAGCGGACCATAAGTATGACGGGCAGAGGACTATTGCCTTTGTTCGTGCTAATCAAATTGAATATCGCGCTCGAAGTGGAAAGCTATCTGAACACCTTAATGGGTTGTTTGATCTTGATTTGTATAAGCTTCATGATCTTCTTGGTTATGATTACGTTCTAGATGCAGAAGCATTTGCTTCCGATTTTACAGAGACCATTAATGCTAAGAAAGAAGGCAATGATGCAGCAAAAGATGCTCTTCGTCTTCGCGCGTTCTTCCTTATGCCATTGGCTGATTGGATGACACAGAAGACTAAGATCACGATGCATCATAATCGATTCTTCTTGGAAGATTGCTTGAAACGCATTGAATCTTCAAAAGTTATTATTTCAGAAGGTCGTGAAGTTAATGATTACTCTGACATGGTTGCTTATTGTAATGAAGTCATTGATGTTCATAAACGCGAAGGGCTCATTCTAAAGAACTGGGAATCTACCTATCAATGGGATCGAACGATCGATTGGTGCAAGGTAAAACGCTTTTACGATGTAGATGCGCGCATTGTTGGTTGGTACAAAGGTCGTCCGAAATCTCGACTGGAAAATACATGTGGTGGTATTACTGTTGAGGGTCGTGATGAGCATGGTCGTGCATTTCGCTGTAATGTAGGTTCCGGTTTTAGTGATGAAATTCGCGACGACATTGCTAATAATTTTGATGAAAAATACAAGTACAAAACCGCTGTGGTAACCTATCAAGAAATTAGCAAAGCAAAAGATAGTGAGCTGTACTCCCTGCGATTTCCGACATTTAATTACCTTCGTGATGACAAGTATGTAGAGGCATTAGATGACTGATATGCAAGATCGACGCGGACGCTTAGTTCAACAATATGCAATTGATCATTATGATGGTTATCCTATCACGTATCCGGTTTCTGAGCCTCAGATGAAGTTCGATTTCTTATTTAAGCACAAGTCTGAAAAGGAATGGCGGTATCTTTTTAGTTTTGATTATCCAACACCAGAGCTTGAAAATACCAAGAAGGCAGCTCAATGCAGTGGTGAATGGAGGATTATTGCTGTCAAATTTGGGTTTGTAGTTGACCAGGGGTAATGACATGATGTTTGAAATAGCCGTATTTCTTGCAACCATCATCTGCCTAGTAATAGGTGCATTCTGGGTAAGAACTCTAAAGCAATTTAGCACTGGACTTAGCTTTAACGACATTGTAGAAACTATCATTGTTATGTTGTCAAGCTTTGTTGTTGTAATCAGTATTTTAAAACTTTTGTTCGAATGAAAATGCCTATTTTGTACGCTCGTGACACACTCACACGAACACAGCTTAAGAAAACACTTTTAAATGTCAAGAAGTTCAGTCGTCTTGGCTTCTATGTCGACGTGCATGAAACCCGCGATGGAAAATTCATCACTGAATTGTATGGTCCTAAAATTCACTGGCGGCGTAAGTCAGTATGGGAAATGGTAAAATGCAGTCAAGACGTGGATCTTTAATTGAGTCATTGTCCAACGTTTTCGTTGGTCTTTTAATTTCATTTTTCCTTAATGCAGCTATTTTTCCAATTTTTGGTTGGACAATTACGTTAAGTCAAAACGTTTCAATTGCAACCATATACACTATTGTGTCCATTGTTCGGTCTTACTTTATGCGCAGGTTCTTTAACTATATTTCTGTGAGGTTTGGTTTCTAACGATAAATAAAATGTTTCAATATTAAGCATTTTATGAAAGTTATAGACCTGCAATTTTACAGAACTAAGCGAGAAGTTAAAGCTCTTGAAAAAAGAATTGGTAAGCTTGCACTTGAATCTGGGGTTGGAACGGTGAGAGAAATGAAAACTTGCTTCAAAGAATGGTTGAAGATCAGTTCAAAAATTTAATTTCTGCATAAGCGTATCAATCATAACAAAAATATGTTATAATACACTCATGGCGCATGATGCTGTTAAAACAAAATGGAGTTTTATGATGACAAGTTCAAGCATGTTTATTCGAGAGGTCAGTGATCTACATCTTGAATTTTACTATGATCTCTACAACAAGAATGGACCGCTAGCCAAGCAAGAGGTAGAACGTATTTTGCCTCCGCTTCAAACTGATAATAACACAGTGCTTATTATCGCGGGTGATTTGGCATCTGCATGTGTATCTGATCGTATCGTTACGTTCATGGAGTTAGTTGTTCACCGCTTTAAGCATGTTATCTATGTTCTAGGTAATCATGAATATTATGGATACGACATCAATAAATCCCTTAGCACGATTCGTGATGCGTTGGCGACATCCTCTAAGGTTGACATGACAAAGCTCACTATCGCGGGGAACGATATTGAAACGGTTAACATTGACGATGTAACGTTTCACTGCGGTACGCTTTGGACTGATTATGACCGTGGTAATCCTTTTTCGATGCTTGCCGCACGTCGCTCCATGAATGATCATCGACTTATTCGTGATGGTGAAGAAAATATTTTTCTGCCAGAAGATGCATATAATATTCACCTTAAATTTGTTCAAGATCTAATTCGCCGGTTGGAGAACAAAGATAATTCTAAAACTGTGATAGTTACGCACCACATGCCAAGTTATCAGGCGGTAAATCCTATGTACATGGCTAATGAAGCACTTCGTGCTCACAATGGTGCGTATGCTAGTAATCTAGACGATATCATCATGGAGTTTAAGCCCGCTTTCTGGTTCTTTGGACACACTCACTCGGCATTCGAAGGGAAAGTTGGTGACACACTTCTTGTTTGTAATCCACTGGGTTATCCGCAAGAAAAGAATGCGGTGAAAGGAGTATTTACATTCTCAAAGGTGTATACGTTGTGACAGCACAGATCATAAAGTTTAAAAAACCAGAAACAAAAACTACTTTTACACCAGGAGGTCCTGCGGCAGTTAAGCGTCTTATGACCAATGCTGAACTTTTTGCAGAGTGTTATGAGGATATTATTGGGGATTGGCAGAGATTTGCTGAAAAAAATCGATTAAGCGAATACGTGGCAAGCAAATTACCGCCTTCCGCTGTTAATCTTACTGCTGATTATGTAAATGATCTAAATATAATATCTACCGTTGAACAAAAGCTTGGTATGAAGGTGTCAATTTTTTACCCTGGGTGTATGCCATCCCAAAAAGGATGGATGGCAACTGTTCATATTGGTAAAGAAATTTTTTCAACGCCGTCTGACATGGCGTCAGAGGCGAATGCTAGAGCCCTGCTGATAGTGCTTTTCATACATTTCAAAGCTGTATTGAAACGCATGGGGCGGGATATTTCGTAAATTAAAAGGAGAACATTCTGATGCAAGAACAATTTGATACCATGGTTTCCCTGTATGTTGTTAAAACTACTGATGGAAAATATTTTGCAGGCTTTGACGTAGATAATGGATGCGCTAATTACGTCACAGATCCGCGTGCAGGTAAGAAGTTTACAAACAAATATGATATTAAACTTCGCCCAGGAGAAACGCTTGTTGAACTAACCGTAGATTTATCAAAGTCTGATGTTCAGATTTCTGAGCCATTCCGCCCACAACGCCGTGTAAAACAATCTGCTGCAAAATGAGTTTATTTTTCTAACTGATTTATGATATAATAGTCACACAGAGTAAATATTCTGTGTGACTATATAGTACATATCTAGTCTTAAGTAATAACGGAAAGTTTTTCAATTTGTCAATGAACTAATGGAAAGGTGACATCATGAATACGTTAGTCAAAATTTTTATTGGGTTGCTAATGACCATAGCTGTTAGCGCCTCATATGCTCATAGGGTAGAACTCCAAGTCCAAGGTTCATACAATTTTTATCAGCATTATTACTACCCAGCTGACCCAAGAGTTCCTCCGCCAGTAGATTATTATCCAGGACTGCCTGTACCTGTACCTGTTCCAGCACCGGTGCCCGTACCTGTTTATCCTAGCTATGGGTATCGACCATATTATGTTCCTAGCCCAGGAGTTTATGATTCACAACAGTGTTCTCAAGGGGCTAGATTTCAATATGATTCATTTGGTAGACTTGTGATCGGTTATGAAATGATTTGTCATTAAATTCTTTCATGCAGGGTGGTAAACGTTGAATAAGCTGATTTTACCGTTTCAATACAATCAGAAGACAATCAGTTTACATTCAATGTTCAGTGTATTAAAATAATAACTGATCGAATAAAACGATCGCTGACTTACCTACCTGTTTGAAGGAGAAGAAATGAACAAGACTTTGACTGTTGCAACTGAAGTTCAAAAGGCTCTCTTTGAGAAAGTGTTGCTTAATGAAATTACCACAGGCTTTTGGAAGAATGCTCGTCCAGCTGATCATGCCGATAGTTGGAATGGAGTCCAAATTACTGTTGGTACAGACCTAGGTCCATTTGGATTTGAAGTTCCACGTAACTACAATTTTGTCAATCCTGATTTCTTCCGAAAGGCAGAAAATGACCTTATGGAAGCGGCAAAAACTGTTGATGAAAATATTACAGTTAAAAAGCTGAAAAAGCAACTTATTTCACTCAACCAAATTCTTGGTTCCCGTTTGAAAGAAGTTGGAGGAACAGTTACTAAATTGTCACGTGGTCGTAAGGCACCTTCTGCTAAAGTTAAAAATACCTCTACTAACACGACAATGGTGCGTAAGGTAATGGCAACATTTGCAGAGCCAGCAGAAGTTTAAGAAATAAAATGTTAGAACTGGTAAAGCTGTATGTTGAACTAGCAGTAATTAAAGTTAAAATACTGTGGGTAAACTTCAAGCTTTGGTTGTTCAAGTGAATTTTTTCAAAAATGAAAAAGGGGAGCTAAAGCTCCCCTTTTTATTAACTTTGTCATAACCGAAAGCTACACACTTTAATAATTTACTTTTGGTTTATTCCTTAAGTGATGCTTTTACAAGTGCATTATAATGTGCTTTATTTAGATTAGCCTTGGCGAAAAATGGTTTATTTTCTGCATATGTGGTTGCATCAGAAATAAAACCAGCTTTTTCTAATTTATCCAACGCGTATAATAAATCAGAGCTAGACCCACCTAAAAAGATAGCTTTAGCTGCAGCTACAGAAATTCCATAAGTAGCAGCAATCTTGTTAATTGCTTCTTTTGCTAAAGATCTAATTTCCTCAAATGCCATACCAAATGGATCCCGATCAACCGCCCTAAGTTCACCTGCTCTCATCTGAGATGTGGGTTTTTGCATTAATGGTGAGGGTTTTTTTACTGTTTCTGGTCTTTCTATTCTGTTTTTGGCAGCAGCCCAAATCTCATCCTTCTTCTTATCAATCTCTTTCTTCTTTGCATCTGCTGCCTTTTTAAGGGCATCTTTTTGAGCTTGCATCTTTTTCATTCTATCATCATTGCCACCAAAAAATTTACCAAAAATTTCAGTAATTTGCTCTTCTGTAAGGTCTTCTTCAGATGATACAAACGCATTGAATTGTTTGAAAGTAACCTTTTGCATACTTATGTATTCCTTGTATGTTACACCGCCTATAGTTTTATTTATGTTATTTCATAGTAAAGTTGATTTTTTGATTAAAAGTAAATTAAATAAAATAGCAAATAGGAGAAATATGTAAATGCAAATTGAAATTACTAATGAAATTGATCTGAAATTAGCTACTACAAGAGATCGTTTCTACACGACATCAAAAGATGTTCAATATGATACAAACAAAAACATTCTTATCTTACGTAAATCTGATGGAAGTTTAATCGAGTTCGGATCAGTGCATATCCAAAAGATTCTTGACAAAGAAATCTTTTTGAAAGGAATTCTTCCTAGCCCCTCAGGAACAGGACATGCCCCTCAAGTTCACTTTATAAGGATTACATTTCTATGACAAAACAAATTATCATGACATCTCCAACTAGTTTTGGGGTACAGTACGAAATCAACTTATGGATGAAGGACAACACTGGGCGTGTTGATCAAGTTAAAGCTGTGCAACAGTGGAGTGAATTACGAAACACTCTAACATCTATTGGCGCTGACGTGCTTGTTATTCCTCAACCACCAGAAAATTGCCCAGATGCTGTTTTTACTGCAAATGCTGGGTTAATCTATAAGGATAATTTTATCCCAAGTCGTTTTCATCATGACGAACGCGCTGTAGAAGAACCTTTCTTTATCAATTGGATGATGAATTACTTC